TGGTCTCTCAGAAATTGAGTCATCCTTGATTACGAGGAACCCAACGGCCTGACGGTAAGACCCTGAGCACCTTTCCCTTCTCCCTTCGGTCGGCTCAGGGTCACATAAACACCCCGACGCAAACATGCGTGGGGCGGGCACTTAGGGAGCCTGCGGCAATCTCTAGCGGACGCGCTGGTCGCGCGGCGATGCCTAGTGATCGTCTCGCTTCGCGAGGCGTTCTTTGGAGCCACAAGTGGCTCCTGCGGCCCCCCATGGGGGGTCCGCGGTTCGACAGCCTGTTATTATAGGCTTTCAGATTTTTTCACCGAAACATTCTTGACCAAAACAGACTGGAGAGATATAATCAACACAGCCCTTAGGGATTGAAGTGACGCTACCTCCAAAGGTTTTGTCAGCAGAGAGAGAAGACAGCACAGTAATATACTCTTTACTCTCTACAACAATCCACCCTACAGTCTCCACAGAGACGGGCTCAAATTGAGACATGTCTCCCATGTCTACCCAGGTTTCATCGAGACCTTGGATGTCTTTCCAGACAACCTTAACAAGTCGATATTCGTCCATTAGTAGCCTGAAGACCCCTTCTTAATACGAAGATCCTCACGCTTCTTAGCAGCCTTTGCTGGCTTCCTACGACGATTCTTTCGGCGCTTGTTTCGAGCTTCTCGGCCAGTCTTCCTAACCGGGGTAGCGTCTCCACCACCCTCACCGCCGCCTTCGCCGCCACCTCCGCCACCTTCGCCACCGCGTCCTCTAGGCATTTTTAGTTCCTTTTTTTCTGTTAGTTTTACGAGAGACAATACGAAGGTTGCTTTTAGCGTTAGACCCTCCGTTATTCATAGATTTCTTGTGGTCTACTTCTCTTTTATCTCCTACCTTTAGACCCATCTTTCGTCTTGCCCTATTTGCTGCTGCCCTGTTTTTACGAGCCTTAGGCTTCCCGTGGAAGTCCCTATACTCTTTCTTGTAGTTTCGAGTGTGAGCTGGTTGGGGCATCTTAGAGGGTAGGGGGATGTAGTAGTAGGAAGGGCCTCCATGGTGGGGCCTTTAGTAAGCCTATTAGAACCAACTTAACGGCTTGGGTTTACGTCCCAAGACTCCAGAAGCAAACTTCTCAAGTTCATCTCTGAGAGCCTCGTCTTTTCTTCGAGAGATCTGATCGTCAGCATCCTGTGCCATTTGCTCTGCCCAGTAAGCTACCGCCATAGCCAGGACATCTAGACGGTCGTCGTGAGCCAGGGCTCCCCTGTGACGAGTCACACGGCTCATCTGGTAAATCAGTTGATACCGTAGTGCCTTTTCAGGGGGCAAGTGACGAGTAGAATCGTGGTCATTTTCAATGACTTTGCGGTCAATTACGAGCCTGTGGCTGTTCATCACAGGTTCTAGAGTGTCGCAAATCCGACGCTCCTTTTGCTGGCTGTGGCGTACTTCTTCGCAAGTGACCCGATGGATCTTTGCCAGGACAGGTTTCAGGAGTTGGGTGAACATCCCGTCTCCGAAGTTAGACTCAATCCTGATCAGGTTGACTTCTTGGTTCTTAGCGACCATCGCTAGACGCTTGAGCGTATCCTCAGAGTAACCTCCAGGGAAACCTCCCGCATCTGTGACAAACAAGAACCCGTTGAGCATCTTGACGACCGCATAGGAGGTCTCGTCGGCACCCCGTCCAGACGGGTCAATCGCCATCACTGAGCCCGTGTAGGGAGCCCAGGATCCATCACCCAGCGTCACAGGGCCGTAGAAGCGATCTCCGGGCATTCCGACGTTGGGCAGGTCCTGGATCATGTTCTCAGCCGAAGAGGCCCACACGGGCTTCTGGGGGCCTTCACGGGGATTCAGGGACATGATGACCAAGTCAGCCAGCTTGAGCGGGTATCGGTCGATATCATTCAGGCTCGGGTCCAGCATAAACTGGAGGGAAAACCCTGTTCGACCGTAAGACGCCTCACGCTCCAGCAGATCCTCTGCGTCAAACCTTTTGGGGTCTGTAGGCTGGGCTACTAGCTCTTCGTCATCCAGGACTTCCCTAGCGATCTTCGGAGCTAGTTGATCTCCATATCGAGGCAACTGAGTCTTCTTAGGATACCGGGCAGGCCAGATCCGTGTCTTGAACCCACGCTCTGGGAGAGCCGCGTAGATGGACCCTTCTGTCTGGGGCGTCCCCAAGAACAGGATGGCCCCGTCCGGCTTGAGCACCGCGTCGAACTCCTTGATCGCCTCAGACAGCTTGTCGCGCATCGTCTGGGTCTGGGAGTTGTTCATGGACTCCACGTCGTCTGCGATGATCAGGTCTGCACGGGCACCCGTGATCTGCGACGTAATGCCCTTGGACACCACAGAGGGAGCGTGGGAGGCCGGAGCAGGACCAACATCAAAGGCAACCTTACTGTTGCGCTGGTTCTCCGTAGGAATCAAGTGCCTCAATAGAGGCATATCTGTGACTAGACGGAGGGTAAAAGTGCTGAAGTCGTCTGCCCGCTGCTTCGACGCAGACACCACTAGGATGTTCTTTGTCGGGTCTAGCAGCAGTTGGTGAACTACGAACGCTGAGGTAATCCAAGACTTCCCGACACCACGAAATGCCTGCACCACCCTACGCTTTGGGCCGTGCTGGATGTATTCAGCGATGTCGTATTGGATGGGAGTAGGGTCTGGGAGGTTGAGGTGGCTCCAGACCAAATACAGGAAGTTCCTGAAGTCCCTCAGTTGTTCGTCTACCATTTCGTGCGATTAGCCCAGTATGCCGCAGACATCTTACCCTTAGCGATGTTGCGACGGTGCCGTGCCTTGAAGCTAGCCCGCTTCTTTCGCATTCGCTCGCCTTCACCCTTTTTCGGCTTGCCCGCAGTCTTGGCCCCTTGCTCGCCGAAGCGGATCGTCTTGACCTTGCTGCCTTCCTTGGCAACGACGATGTGGGACTTCTTGGGGTGGTTAGGGGTTCGCTTGGGCTTGTTGTAACCAGACACGCCAGCCCTAGCGAGTCGGGGATCCTTTTTGCGGATCGAAAGCTTCTTGCGGGACTTAGCCATTTTTTAAAGTAGCTCGGTTAGTAGAAGAGTTGTATTTATAGTCGCTAGGCTTTCGCCCAGATTCCTTTGCGGCTCGACTTTTAGCTCGGCCAGCAGCGCCCATCTTTGACCGCTTTTTGCCTTTTGCAGTAGCCTCATCCTTGCCCTTTTTAAGGTTTCCGCTCTGCTGAAGACGCTTTCGAGCGACTGCATTCGCCATTCCTACAGACATTCCTTTAGCTTTAAGCTGTTCAACGAGACGTTTAAGAATTGGAATAGCAAGTTTTTTGCGGGACTTAGCCATTAGCAACCTTTTTCATGTCTACGTTAAAGGGGAGAGTCTTAGCAAGATCCGCCAAAGGCTCGCTTTGGTCAAGACCAGCGTCGATACCATTGTCCTTGAGGAACCCTCGGGCGACGTTCAAATCTGCCGAAGTCGCATCTCCCGCCATCACGCGGCGGAGAAGTTCTTCGGCTACAGCCGAGTGAAGATCGCTTAGTGTTTTGTCGTCCATAGAACATTAGTTAAAAAGAAACTTACATACGATAGAAGCCCCACTACCAGCAGCAGCGGCGATACCAAGAAACCAAGACTTAGACTGCTCTAGTTGCCTAATTCGTTTGTCGTGAGCGTTTAGTTTTTCTCCTTGAGCAGCTTGTCCCTGTATCAAAGCATCCACTTTACCTTCTAGCCTTCCTAAGGCGAGCATGAGATCAGCGTCCATTACGTGTCACCAATGCGTGTAAAAGTAAAGTGAGTCTGGTTAGCACTAGAACTACCCATAAGAGCATTTCCGTCGTTGCTCTGGGCTACGGAAAAACGAACCTTTACAGACGAGGTAGAGGTCACGTCTACTAATGCAGAAAGAAAAATGTTTCCGAAGTCTACCGTAGGCAGTCCGCTTTCCAGTCCTTGAGCAGCCGCTGCAAACGTAGGCGTCTCAATATCGGCGTTTGTGGAAACGTCGATTGAAACGGTGCAGTTGCCAGTTCCTGCTGTTGCAGCAGCCTGAAACACCGCCTCTACCTTGTAAATGCCAGTCTTAGGAAACGTGAAGACGCCGCTAGACTGAGACATCGTGTCGCCGCCTAGCTTAGCAGAGCGATTCAAGTTAGAAGAAATAGGAGCCGCATCGCCCGTCAAGTTTGACGTAAGGCGCCACTGATCAATGATTGGATTAAAGTATACTGAAGGAATAGCTCCCTGAGCGTTTAGCTGAACTACCTTTCCAGAGTCAGCAGAATTTAGTGAAGTCCCATCATTAGTAGATGAGGTAGCAACTTCTTTTAGAAGTTCTGTAGTTACTCTAGTAGTCATTATTCAACCCGTGTAAGTCTAAGAATTTGATTAGAAACTGCGAAGCTTCTGTCGTCCGCGCCAAATGTTTCTGATAAAACGATTCTAAATTTATAATCAGAGTTGTTAATACCACCTACGGTAGTTCCGCTGCTGTTAGCAGTATCTGTGGCTAACCTTCCTCCTACTGTAAAGACAATTCGGAGCATTCCAGTAGAAACCGAAGCGTCATTAACTGCCGATATCGTACTAATAGAATCTGTTGCATCTGGAATCGTATTCCAAGTATCTGTTCCATTACCGCTGCCATCAGTGGCTCCACTAGGAGGGCTTGAATTAATAATGTGCTGAGCCTGCACAGCAGCTCCGGCCCGATCTTCATCGTCAGTATTCGTGACTCGACAAGAGTAATCTACTAGCCAAATACCTTTTGTAATGCCAATATAATCTTCAGTTCCGTTAACAGTAAAACCTGAGTTTGGCCTAAAAAGATGGTCAGTACCTGAGATTTGGACTAAAACTCTGCTGTTATTTGAAACAGATGTGTCGGCTGCGTGTTGCAAAAGATGACCGACAAAAGCATTAGTATTAACGTAGTCAAAAACTTGCTTTTTGCAGACTGCGTAGGCGTCCCCAACATCTGAGCTGTCTAAAGCAACACTGCTAGCTCCTGTGGCAAACTCTGAAAGAAGAAGAGGAGCCGGGTCGATGTTGTTTCCAGCAGTTCCGCCCTGTCCAGACGGAATTTTAAAGCCTCTTAGAACAACACCGTTGTTCTGCCATCTTAGGCCAGGACCGAGTTGAGGTGAATTTCCATCGCCATTAAACCGAATCGATCCAGGCCCACCATTACCGTTCAGACCATTGCCGCCATGACCAATAGTTACGCGACCGTTGCTGTCAATCGCAATAGCTCCAGGCGTAGTCGTAGTCCTGATGCCAACAGTGCCGTCATCCGAAACAAGCTCAGCAGTACCCGGTTTGAATTGAATGTTGCCAGCTTGGGTAATCTTATCAGAGCTAATCTCTAGGTGATTGCTTCCTGTAAATCCGATCGTCTTGCCGTCAGTAACGGTTACGTTATCTTGCAAGGCTGTCGTGCCTTGAATCGTAGCATTTCCGCTAGCAGTAAAGCCAACAACTGTAGCGTCTCCTGAAATCTCAAGGGCTCCGCCGTAAGTAACCTTGAAGGGAGTCAAAAGAGACCCGTTAGAGGCCCAGTCGTAGACGCGAACAGCTACATCGCTAGATGCAGGTGCTTGGCCCTGGACCTCAATGATCCCGTTATTGCTTGAAGTATAGAGCTTTACTCCATGCTTGTCAGGGGTTCCGCTTCCAACTGTATCAATGGCTCCTACTTGAATCTTAGTAGTAGACATCGAACTGCGTCCCACAGCTTCTGTGTCACCAGGGCCGACAATAACTTGACCTGTAGGATCAACACGGAACAACTCAGTTGCAGAGGGATCCTGTGCATTGATTACATCGCCTTGCTGGCTGTTCAGAATATCAATGCTCAACGAGTGACTAGTTGCGCTTGATGCATTGCCAGCCTTGTATGGAGCAGTGATAATGTTGCGGCTTGTGCCGAAGTTCCTGACAGTTATCGTTGTGGATGGATCCAGGGAGGCTGCTCCAATCAACCTAAGTTCAAACTCTCCTGCGGACTCAGTAACCGTGTAGTCAGTGGTCGGGATTTGCAGCACGCCTTGAATCTCAATCAAGAACATGTTGTCAACCGCAGTAGCAGGCGTTGGGTTGACTAGCGTATACAGCAAGTCACTGCTTGAGGTTGTAAAAATGCCGGCTGTCAGCGACCACCCCTGCGGCTCTTCTGCTCCGTTGTAAAGAGCAAGATTAGTGACGTAGGACAGCGTGACTGCATCAGCGTCGTTGATTGGCGATCCAAGGTTCTTGATCCGACGATTGCCTGCGTTGTAGGTGTTGTCGGTCTCAATCGGCAGCGCACCCCCACCAGTATCAATAGACTCCTGGACGCTATACAGCAGTTGGTTGGTCTGCGTATTGAGGTCGCTAGCCTTGAGAACGGAGCCGTCTGAGAATACGCGGGCTGCTTCGTCAATGCTAGTTGATCGACCAATGCGAACTTCGTCGGTTGCTGTGAGATCTACCCCTCCTGCTGCTGCTGTCTTAATGACAACCTCAAGAGATGGAGATGTAGTGACCGTAAACTGAGAAGAGGTAAGCGTGGTGATTGCCCCACTCAATCCGGTCACAGTCACGTAGATGTCGTTGACATTTACAAACTGTAATCCAGTAGGGGCAAACGTGCCTGAAATCTGAGTAGCGTTAAGATCTCCGGCAGTCCCGAAGTCAACGTATGAGTAAGGTGAGGGCATAGTTATCGGTTAGATTCGGGAGCGTTAGAAATAAGTTGTTTGTTAATTAGCTGATCAAGAGCCGGAATTTTTGCTAACCAGACTAGACCTTGAAGGTGCTGCCAGTCTCTTTGGGTAAGTTCTTTATCTCTAAAGACGGCTCCCATAGTTGCGTTAAGAACATCTTTAATTTTGTTGTAGTTGCTAGCAATAGTAGCCCCTTCAAAGAAATCTACTGCTTGACCTGTTGTTCTTCCTGATGAGTCAAAGACACCTTCTCCGGTTGTTTGTTTAGCGGCTAAGTCAATTAAAGCAGGGAAAATAGTAGAATACCCGCTTCGCATAATAGCAGAGCGAATAAGTTTATCGGTGTCGCCTGTCTTTTCGTTCCAGTATTCTTCTGGATCTTCTTGTCCCAAAGATCTGTAGTAGGTCTGCATTAAATACCCTAGTGTAGCTAGACCGGCTCCCCCAACAACGTTACCTAGTTCGTAGGCATCGCCGCGTGCTAGACCAGCCGCTAACTGTTTTGATTTGGCGACAATAGCAAAGACACGGAATTGACTGAACAGCTTGCCTACTTCGGTGTTCATCCAGGCAGGCATCTCAGAAAATGTTTGTCGTTGGACCATGCTGTCTGTGCTGCGACGCAGAGCCATGACAAACTTGTCTACTATTCCTTGATCATCTACCTTGGAAAAGTCAAAGCTTTTAACGATGTAGCTGCCGAACATTCCACGTTCGTATTTTACATAATCAGTGTTCTTTAGGATTTTAGCAATCCGATTGACGTCATCTTCGTTCATCCCTAGTTGAGCGAAACGCTCTTTGGAGTTTCTCCACCAGCTTTTCTTTAGAGCAATCCGACCATCCTTTCCGACACTGTAGGCCGTATTCATGAAATGCTGGAAAGAAGCTCGGGAAGCCCACCGACGCATCATGGTATCCATCGGCATGACGCCGAGAGGGTTGAGCACGGAAACTAATCGACCTGCATCTAAAACCTTTCCAATTTTAGTGTTTACAAATTCCGTGTCATCAAAACCGATGTCATCCATTCGGCGCATGAAGTGGTCCCCTCGACTGAAGTCACCACCAATGCCAGTAAATGCCTCAAGACATGCTGAAAGCTCGTCAACTTCACTTCTTAGTCGGTTTCTTTTGAAACCCATTCCGAAAGTTGAAACAACATCTCTGAGGTTAAGCTGCTGCCACGCAGCCCGGAAACCTGATCGGAAAACAATGTTTGCAATTTCAGGAATCTGAGCAAAGCCCATTGTCATTCCTAGAGTAGCTTGAGCAAACATGTTGTTTGCCTGGGCAATCTTCATTACTGTTTTGTTGTAGACTTGCTGTCCGGTGATCGTTTTGTATCCCACCTCCAGCATTCTCTCAAACATTGCAATTTCTGAATCCGAGTCTCCGGCATCTTGGGCTGACTCGCGGATAAGGGCTTTTACGTCAACAATTGTTTTACTGGCATCCCCGTCAAACAATTGAGCAATGCCCTTTCTAGCAGCAACAGCGCCGATTGACTGGTGTGCATATCGACGAGTTAGCAGACTAATGTCCATATCCAGCAAGTCGTCAAGGTTGACCTGCACCCCATCAATAGTCTGCTCAAACAGTTCGTCTAGTTTGATTCGTCTGCGACCGAAAGACAGGTTGGGTGAGTCGGTATGGTTTCGCCCGATAATGTTGATTAGATCGTCAGCCAGACCAACAATACCGCCTGCTTCAGAAAGCGCGTCATCTTGAATATCTCCTAGCTCTTCGACTAACTGAGTCTTTAGTTTGTCTAGAGTAGTTACAGAGTTATTTAAATGCCTTTTTGCTTCTGGGTTGTTGAGGTATTCAACAATTCTTTTAGATACAGCAATGGCCTGTTTTTCGGTAAGCTTTTCGTTTTTTCTTTTAATAGCCTCGGCTAAGAAATTAGTAATCTTATCCCGGCCTTTTTTACCGCCTCCTAACTGCTCTACTTTAGCCCGGAACTTTGCCGGGTTCCAAGATCGAGCAAAGTAAGAAGGATCGTCAGGAATCTCATCTACAGGGAGTCCCTCATCTGCGGCGAACTTTTTAAGTTTCTTAAAGAAATCTCTTAGAGCCGCAACCGCAATACCTTCAGGACCGTCAAAGTCTTTTCCGCTGCGGACCATTCTAATTAGGTCGCGGTCTAAAAGTTTTCTGCCTTGCTTTCTTGCTGCTTCTCCTGCTACTGCCAGCTTTTGACTAAGTTCTTGCGTGACACGTTCAAAGTTAAGTCTAGCAATTGCCATGACGCTTGACTGACCGTGTCCTCTAGGGTCGTCAAAGAAAATAGCTGCTGCTAACCTGACTTTGTCAGATGCGCTGTTTAAGAATCTGTAGACAACAGGAGTAAAGGCATTAAAGAAGAAATTGCCAACATAAGGAATAAGGCTTAGACCTGGAACCTTTCCCATTCGGTCTACCTTCCTTGCAATCCAATCTCGGAAACCGCTACCCCGGTCACCGTTTGCAGCAAGCGTCCCTCCCCTAGCAGGAGTGTCATACTTTTGAGGGGTTCTCATAAAGATGTCTACGGCTTCTGCATCGTCGCTGTCGCCTACTGCAACTGGATTGTTCTTGTCGTCAGTTACAATAGACTCTTCTACATCCTCAGGGTTTTTCTGCGTAAGATCGTCAACATCGTCGGGGTCAATATCAGGATCGTCTTTCTTTAAATTCGATCCCTTGTATTCAGTTTCTTCTGGGCTCCCAGACTTAAGGCTAGGTTTTTCTCCTAGAAGATCGGCATCAACTTTGAAATCAATATTACGCCGTTCGCCAAACAGTGAGTCTCCCCTGTTAGGAACAAAAACGCTTCCGTCTTTACGAACACGCCGAGCAGACTCTAGTTCCATTTCGGAAAGATCTGCAACGTAAGTACTTCTCTTAGACTCAGGAAGTTTATTGATATCGTCCTTGACCTTTTTAGCAAAGTCCTTGGACAACTTTTCTGGATTTTCGACCCCGCGTTCTTTCAAGTAAGAAATAATTTTAGTTCTAACTTCTTTTGCGTTTTTACCCTTTGTAGTTGCGAGCTTCCATAGCATTTGCTCGGCATTGCCTGCCAGCCCATACCGAACACCCTTAAGAACAAGTCCCGTAGAGAATTTTATACCCTTGGGCTTGCCCACTTCTCCGATAACAGCGTAGCCCCTTTTGGCAGCTTTTATTGCTGCGGAAATAGTAGCTCTTTTGAGAATGTCGGCAGGTCCAGCAATAATCTTAGGGCTGACCCCAAGAACCCTGGCGTAACGTCGCCGTGCTGCGTCGCCATTGTTTTGACGACCGAGTTGAGCCCACTTTCTTTCTACCTGGGCTTTTACTGCTTTGTTGGCTTTGGTTTGACGCCCAATTCTTTCGAGCATCTTTCTTGCGATTACAAGATCTCGAAGTTTTTGTTCATCAACAAATCTAGTCTTTGAAACCTTAGTATACTTAATGGGCCTTGTTTGCCTTGGAACAAGATTCGGTCCAGCAGTGGTCGCTCCAGAAGATCCCTTTGGGCCTGGAAGCGGGACGCCGCTTGCTGGAGACGACAAGTTAACTCCCTTTCCAAAAGCCCGATCTAAATCAGCTTGGATCTTTTCTGCTGCCTTAATCCTGCGATTATAATCTCTCCGAAGCATTTCTTTATCAGCTTTGCTTCGAGCTTTAGCCAGCTTTTCTGTATATTCTTTTTCTAGCTGCTTTTTAGCTTCGTCCCCAACCAGAGCTTTTCTTCGAGCCCTGTAGTCTCTACGCTTTCCAACAAGCTTTTTTGCCTCTTCGTAATACTCAGAAAGAAGCTCTAGTCGTATTTCGCGGTCGTTGCTGATTCTTTCTTGTTTAAGAGGTAGGAAGGGGTCATTTCCGGTTCTTTTAAGCTCGTCAATGACTTCAACAACGACTTCTGGGTCTTTTTCAACTCGCCGCATGACGTTGAGAATTTTGACCTGATCAAAGTCAGCTTCAGAATCTCCTTCAAGCAACTTCTTGACACCGTCGGTTCGGAGGCCCGCGGTATCTACTTCTAGAGGCGGCTCATCGTCGTCTAGCTGCTTAGCCAGCTTAGTCAGTTCTTCATCTGCTTCCTTCTTAGCCTTGCCTCTGACCCTTCTTTCGTAGAGGCCGGGAACTTGCATGTCTTGGGGAACAGGCTTTGTCTCTCTAGCTCGGGGGGTAGCTTCAGGATTCGACATCCTTTTCAGAGAGTATTTAATAGGCTCGTCCTGCTGAGTCAGAGCTTCCTCAATATCCTTAACCCGATTAGGGACCCTTCTGACTACGGCTTCTACAGATTTTCCTGTAACAGGATCAACAACAGTAGTTGTCTCGAAGAATCGTTCACTGATGTCAATCCCATACTTCTTTGCTTCTTTTCGGAGCGTAGCTAGATCCATCTCCATAACCTCTTCAGTGGGGTCGTCTCCCACAAAGCGTCGAACACGAATTCTAGACTTAACGAGATTATTTAGAGCATCAGCCGTAGCTGTGTCGCCAGCTTTTGCAGCAGCGTCGGCAGCTTGCTGAATTTTAGCTGTATCTACAAGTTCTCTTAACGGGCCGACAAACGACTCTGGAAAGAGAGCCCCGAAGCCTGCTCCCATTGTCACGGACGCTCCTAAACCAATCAAAAGATCAGTAGTAGTCATCGTCTTGTCGGTCGCATAACGAATACCTTCTAGAGGAACGTCAAGAGCTAGCGAAGACCCAGCAGCCTTGAGAATAGCCCTGGCTCTAGTAGCCCGTGCTGCCGTGTTTGCGAGATTCGTTGTTGTTGAAGCGACGGCAGAGGGTGCTCCGGCTCCTGCCGTAGCCGCACTAATCAGCGCTGCAAGCACAGCAGCTTCTCCTCCAGAAGCAACCATAGTTAGTGCTAACCCAGTAGCAAACCCACTGGCTCCTCCTGAGTAAAGCTCTTCACGGCGTTTCTGAGTCAATCGAGCGTTGTCTAATTCATACAGAAACTCTTCAAGAGAGTTCGTTTCATTCGCAATTCGATTGACAACTTCAGGATCAAGTCCCTTGCCAAACTTTCCTTTATCCTCATCACTGGGGTAGTAGTTAGTGTCGGGGAACGACGGATCTCCCAGATCACTGATAAGCTGGCCGGTAACTGTTTCTTCAGCTAAGGCATTATAGAATTTTCCGAAAAACCCTATATTCTCATCTACCGCATATCTAATTTCGTTTTCTGCCTCTCGGACATTGACTTGCTCAAAAGGTTTGGGAGCAAAATCTACGTTTCTAAGAGACAGCCGCAAAGCGTCTTGCCATTTTTCTTGTTCAGAAATAGGCTCAGAACCGGGAAGGCTAAATGAACTCATTTAAAAACCTCTTTTCCTATTGTCCCATGCTGGCTTCAAATCTGTCGCCGTAGCCAGATCCTTTAAATGAAAACTCAGACCTTACTCTTTTGTCTTTAGGAGTATTTTCAAACGCACGGGCAAGAGCGACTATCTCCTCAGTTGAATAAGTATGGTCGTTGGTGTTGTCACGGTCTACAATACTTAAAACCGATGAGTTAAAACGCTTTACCTTTACAACAAAGCGATTCATTGCAGATTTTGTCCCACCCTCGATTAGCCCAGGAACTGGGACAATAACAAAACTGTCTCTTTGATTTGCGTTTGCGTTGTTTAAAATTTCTTGGTAAATATCAGAAGCAACGCCTTTCTCTCCTACAATAGCAGTTCCCATTCTAACTGCTTTAGTAGCTTTGCGAAGAAGTTCAACACCGCTAAAGTTACCCGGATCTTGCCTCAATACATCTACTTCAAAGTCAACAGTAGACTCATACACGGGGAAGGGGTTATCAGGAACTTTTGTAGCCCGACCGGATCCTATTCTTCGACTAAGTTCATTCATAGGAAGAGGCTGCAAACCCTCGCTAACACGGAGTTTGTTTTCTGCATTAAAAAGTTTTGAAGAGTAGTCAAGAAACTCTTTAGTAAGCTTTGCTTCAAACTTTCCTAGCTTAGCAGGGGTGACAGCTTGGTAATCTACTACATAACGCTTTTTAGTAGGATCGCCCAAAAGTCTAGGAAGCTTAAACTCATTGACCTTGTTTGTTTCGATGAGTCCCGCCTTTTCTAGGGCTTGCATATGACGCTTGAAACGCATCCCTGACGGGTCTTCAAACCCTAACTCACGCCAAGCATTGGGAGGGATTGTGTCTACAGGAACTGTCTTAGATCCAGTTCGGAATCCAAATGCGTCTGTTGTCCTGACTGTTTTAGTCTTTGAACCAAGAGAAAGTTTGTGAAGATACATTAACAGCCTCTTCTGCTCGACGCCGTCTTTGTAGTTTCCTGATTTTGTTAAATTTTCTACTCGATCAAGATATTCGTTCTGTTTATCGAAAAACTTTGCTTCGCTAGAATCAGGAAGGAGTCCGTCAGTTCTCCTAATATTTGGGCTTACAAAATTTCCCTTTCCGTCAGTCAGGAACGGCTCCAAATAAGAAGCATCTACTTCACCACGTCGGAGTTTGTCTTGTAGCTCACTTAGACGCTCTCCGTAAGAAGCAGGTTCAGGAGGAGTAAATTGCTGGAACGACACCCTGACACCTGCCGATTTGCTCAAAATTTCATAGTAGTTCTTTAGGTTTTCTTCGTGCTCTTTTCTTTTTTTCTGTTGTTCCTTTCTAGCTTGTTTTTCTTCTGTCGTAGGAGGAATCCAATTAGGATTCTTCTGCATTAAAGGCGAGTCGCCAGTAGAAGTAGTTCGGGTAAGCAGTTCTGCGGGAAAGAACGAACCTTCAACTTCAACTAAGTCTTCTTGAAGAGCTGCCATCGCCATGTTGACGGCTTCTTTAGGTTCCACGCCACCTACAGCATAAAAGATCCTAGCAAGTTGGATTACTTGAAAACGAGGCTGGGCTCTTCCCCCAAAAGAGGCTCCTAAAACGGAACTAAGCTTTGCTATATTTTCTGGTTTAGAAATTTGGTTTTCAATCTCGTCCTGCACTGTAGACGAAGATCCGCCAAACGAATCGCCAAGCTTAGCGTCAATTATTTCTTTGCTAAAAGAGCCATCTCTAATTTTTCCGAAAAGAGTATTAATATTCTTAAGACTTGGATCCTGATCTTGCTCGTTAAGATTAAGGACAATCTGCAACAGTCTAAGATTATCGGACCCTAAAACATCTTTAGCAAGATTTGGGTTAGAGTCTTTATTGCCCCTTAGAGCACGATATACCTCAAGAGCCGCTTTAAGGTTCTCTACTCCTTCTTCTACATTAGAGCCGTAATCTCCCGTCAGCAGTCTTTCTACTTCTGTCTTTATTGAACTCGCGTTAGCATTTAGATTCCTGATTGACAGGGCTCGGGCAATGAGTTCTTTATTCGCAGGAGAGAAATTTTCGTACAGTTTATTCTTCTTGACCTGCGCTAAAGTCAGCACCATGTCCTTAGATACTGCGATTCTCATTGACTCTTCAGCAATCTTTTGAAGGTCAATAATTGCTGTTTTTTCGCCAGATGAGATCTTAAGGCTATTGCCTTCAACCCTAGCATTAAGAGATCTAAGGATCTGATAAATACCTAAATCTTCTTGGCTAGGGGTGCCTTTAAGATTTAGAATTTCCCTGAGTTTTTGAGATCCTCCGTCAACAAGACGTTCTACGTTAAATCCTTCTTGCTGAATTTGCTGCGTAAAACTATCTAAAAATTGTCCGTTAAGAAAATTAACGTTTGCGTTAAAAACTTCCGCTACTTGTTGTTTATCTAAGTTGTCCTGAATTTTACGGATCTCAGGCAGAATCTCGTTGTCGAACTTAACTTTGATTTCCCCAGAAAGAAACGCCGATCTGGGAAGCGTCCCTTCAGGACCTGTCTGTATTAGTTCTATAACCTCTAATAAATCATCGATCTCGTCCGAAGATTCTCTAGTCTTGATAAAACTAAGGAATGCGTTTGCAACAGTCTGCTTAGCCTGAGACGCGCTAGAGAGACTATCTCTTCGCTGAACGTCGAGAAGAGATGTAATCCCATCGGCGATAACAGATGCATTAAGTTTCTCATCTTCTAGCATTGAAGACAAAGCTTCATGCACATCGACTTCAAGGTTGGTTTGTTCTGTAGTAAGCTGCTGCTTTTTAAGAAACCTGCTGTGAAGAACGACCAGCCGATCGCTTTTTGTATTCCTGGCCTGTAGATACGCATCCGAAAACGCATCTTTATCGGGGATCCAATCAGGAAGAGAGGATATTGTGTCTTCAGTTTTTCCTGAATACCACTTAGTAAACCAATTCGGATTCTTAGTTTCGTCATCCGCTTTTTGGTGATGACGGTCTAGCGCATCCTGATCTCTTAAAAAATCTTTTTCTGCAAACCTTTTTGCAAGAGCGATTGAGAAAAATTCTGCATAACCAGGGTGCTCTGCGATAGAAATCTCATCAGCGTCTAGAAGCTTGTCAAACTGACCCTTTAGCTCTCTAATTGTGTTAACACCAGTGAGGTCTACAAGGTTGGCAATCTTTGTGCCTAACTTTCGAGCCTCTTCTTCTAGGCGGGATGCTTCACGCTCAGCGTCTAAACGATCGCGCCTGCTCAAAGCCTCAGCCTCTTTCCTAAGGCGATCCGCCCTGTCTAGCTTAGCCTGACGCTCAGCTTCTAACCTCCTCTGCTCTTGATCCTCCCTTCGTTCAAACTGTTTTTGGGCCGTACCTAGATCGGCAAGAGACCTAGAAAACTGTCCCAGGGATGAAGCCAGATTTTGAAGATCTAGCGCATCCTGATTGCTTACTGGCGTGGGCGCAATCGGCGCTACAGGCGCTTGCGGCATTCCAGCAGAGCCAGGAGTGACAGAAGTATCTACAGGTCTTGCTACTACCTGCGTAAACGGAGTAGGCTCGTTAGGCCGTCGTCTTGTAGCCATTATGCGAAACCTCCGCCAGAGCCAATCGGGTTAAAGCCGGGAGGCGACACGCTTGGTGTTGGGTTGAAAGTAGAAGGAGTAGGGTCTTTTAGTCTGTAAGAGTTTGCGGCGGCACCTAGAGCACCGCTAAGACCTTGAAACAAGTAAGGCAACATACTGGGCGATTGGACCTGAGCCACGGGCTGTGCAGGATCAATTGGAGCCATGGGAGCCGGAAGAGCAGCGTTGACTCGGCTCTGAGCTTGTGCCTGCATTGACAGCATATCCCTCGCACTTTGCCTAAACTGAGCGTCTAGGTTTCTGTATGCGGTTTGTTTCTGCCGAGCAATGGCTAGTTCATATTGCTGTTGAGCTAGACGGAACGAGTTTCCGCCTCCAGTGCCCGCTCGCTGAGCGCGTAGCTGAGACAAGCCTTGTTGGTTTGAAGTGTCGTAAGCAGCCGTTTGCTCCATGGACTGCCTCCTCTGTTGGTCAAGCCTTTCAAGCATTGCAGCAAACTGACCCGTCAAGCTTTTTTGAGTAGACGAAGCAAATTGATTATACCTTTCTTCCTGCCACTTGCCTAGCTCTTGCTGATATTCAACTGCTTGGTTGTATCTTTCATTATTGTAAATGGCTTGTCTACGAGCATTTTCAGCGGCATTTTCAGCGCCTTGCCTAGCCGCTCGGCCCGAACTTACAGCCCCTCCGACTGCCGCGATTCCCGAAGCAATACTTACAGGCTCACACATTACTTAACCTCGCAAACTCGTAAAAGGGTAGTTGTTTAGGTCCGTGACTTACTTTTCTAATAAAAGAAAATCCAAGCCAACGAAGCCATTTGATATGAACTGTATTTTCTGCATGAACCAGATTACATACCATATCGTAAGGCTCTAATAAGAAAGGTAAAAAACGTCGAGACCACCTTAAAAAGGCGATCGGGTTTGTGTCAATAGCATCTGTGCCGAGCAGCCATATTGCGCCGACATTGTCAAACATCGTAGTTACTCCGAACATTGCCCAGACATCCTCTGGGCTTCCAAATGCAAAACAGGTGTCTGATGACTCGTAACTAAGTCTGAGAGCTTCTTCTGGCTGGTAGCCCCCAGACGCCTCGACTTCTTTTTTGTCAGCTTCGCGCAACCGGGTAGACATGCTGTCAAGGTCTTGCTCAGTCGCCAGACGCACCCAACTCACTGACGCTGACTCCTGTCAGTATACTGAGCCTCAAACTGAAGAGATTGAATGTTGCTAGGGAACGGAGAGTCGTTCTCAATCTCAATCTTTACTGCATCAGACTCGGCGAACACAGGAAAGCGGAACTTGCCGTCAGCCTTGGGCAGTTGACCTAGGAAGCCACCAGTAGACAGGAAGCGCCCGCTGAACGGATACTCGACGGATGTCCCATCGGCGTCCGCCACCTCAGGAGTAATCTTTACTTTAAAGAAGGCAGTATCGTCATACACGACTGTCATATAGCGAATCTGATGTCTTCCGGTAGCAACTAATTCTATGCTGCCTGCCTCTGAACGAGACCGCTTAAGCATGGGCTTAGTAATCTCATACCGCATCGTGTAGGGAAGGCCGATGAAGAATGACTCGCTGGCTGTAAAGGTTTCTTTCAAAGTAATTGACGAAGAGGTGGTTGAGTCAATCGTCATCACCTCACCGTCAGTTGAAACAACTTGAACAATAGCCTGTTCAGCCGTGCTCAAGACGTAGTCTGAATCCAGAGTAATCGTAGTCCCAGGGGACCCTGGGGTCTTCTGAACGCGTCGGTCCAGAGACGTGACGTATGTAGACCCTGTGTCTACCTTGCCTGTCTGCAAGTCCATCTTCTCTAGATAGGTCTCCGAGCCTCGCTTGATTACCATGTAGAGAGACTGCTGCAAGAACCCGATCTCAAGGATGTTTGCTTCAGGAAAGACTAGACTAAACCAAGCTGATTGGACTCGACCCTGAGAAGTCCTAAAGAACTTGTATGCATACAGCGTTGACCCGGATGCTGCGCGGATAACCATGATGTCGTCATGGTTAGAAACCGTCATCGACTTGATCTGTCCTTCGATATACTTCGGAACCTGGATCGTAGACTCGGTGGCGTCAAAGTTGATGTCAGTCTCGTTAGTCTTGTAGAACTCCCGAACGCCGCTGAATGTTCCTCGGCTAAACGGGAAGAACAAAGTGTTGCCTGCCAGCGCAGGAGAACAGGTCCCTGACGAGTTAAACGTAGTAGCTCTAGTAACTGTGGCCGTTGTAGGGCTAAGAATCGGAACTCCCTGCACGATAAACTGCGCTCGCTCAGAGAACACGACGAGTCGGTCGCTGAAGGGCACAGCTCTGTTGAGCCTGTTTACGTCTGTTCCACCTACACCTACATCAATCGGAGCAGAGTCCAGTAGCTGAGTGACCGTAGTGCGGAAGAAGTTAAAGAACTCACCTGCCTCGCTCAGGGCAACGTCCTCGCCGCTGATGAAGCACAGTCGCCCCTTGAAGTAGGCCATGTCGTTAATCTTTGAATCGACAAACGACGGCAGTGGGTTAGTTAGGTTGGAACCAGTAGTCCGTTCATTAAACTTGAGTGTCGGCCAGAGGTCAGGAAGACCGTTATCGCCCCCGGAGCTTGGCGACGGTTCGGTTCCATCAGCTTTCTTGAGTAGGAAGTTGCCGTTAGCCAGTCGGACCAGGACCTGAGGCATAGTGTCTGGATCAATCGTAGTCTTGATCCCAGGCTCGGCTGTCTCTACCCAAATGCCGCTGCCCATGCCGACCGTAGACAGGTCGTTTGCTTCAAACTTAACAAAGTAATCGTCCACAGCAGACTCAGGCAAACCGGCTACTTTGATAACTTGACCGTTGTAAGCGTTACCAGGAAGATCGGCAAACTCTTGAGCTTCACCTTTGATAAGATTGTGAGCGTTGTCCCCCAGAGAGTCTTCTACCGTAATCTGGAAATCGCTGCTGCTGTGGATGTAGAGAACACTGCCAGACTGAATTGCTGTGATACCGCTAATCCCGTTCAAGCCGCCAGCCACTCCAGAGTATGTCGTGTCTTTTACGCTCGTTTCTAGGCTTCCTATTCGCAGCCCCGCAGCAACGTCTTGCGTCCTAGGACCAGTAGGGTCTGGAAAATCATTAGTGTTATCAGGAGTCGGGTCAAAAGTGTGTTCTACCTCAGCCGTGCTAGACCCGATCGTGACTGTAATCCTAAACCCAGGTCCGCTGTTCCTGATCCACAACAAAGCCGAGTGAGCGTGCGGATTTGCGGCAGCAGTATCTGACGTCATCGCAACGGTCTTGGACGTATTCAGCAACCACGTAATGTCACCCACAGTCATGGCTCTTAGGTTGTCTTGAGGAGCCGAGTCTGCGAGGTAAGTAGTAGAGCTAGCGTCGTCTACTGTGACTGTCTTGATAACGCCATCAGCAATGTCGTGAACGCGCAACGATCCGTCAGTCTTCACCGACAGGACATACTTCTCATTCTCATCTCTTTGAAGAAAGTGGATGAAAGAGCTTTCTAGGTCGAGAGACGCACCACCGGCTTGTTTTAGCTGGCCTACGTTCTGAGTAGGGGGCCTCTTGACCAGACCCCCGATGACCAGGGGCAGGGCGTTCTCTTGAGCTTCGCACTGGGTTTCGAGCCGTTGAGAAGCAGGCTGCTGAGAAACGCCACCATTAAGGTTGGGAAAGCTCGTAGAGATCAGGGGCATTAGATGATGTCCGAACGGTTAACGAGGGGCCTAGCTACGATGTTGAATGTGTCGTAGTTATCGAAAATAGAATAATCGCCGGTATCCATCTCGAACTCACGGAGAAGGGCACGGGCGCGGACTTCATCCTCCCTAGAGAAAGAGTGGTGTGCCTGAGAGCCAACCATGCGATCTTGGAAGATCCGAGCGGCACGCACCGTGATGTAGCGCCGCGCAGGTTCTGGGATGTCGTCCCAATTCAAGAGGTAGATCACCGTAGCCTTGACAGACTTAGTGAACGTAGAGGTATTGTTAGTTCGGTCAAATAGCTTGCCCCCTCGCTGAACAATGTCGCGATTATCAATCAGACCGTTTGTAGTGCCTGCCGTGTCCACACGGACGACGTTGTCATCCAGGATGATCTCGCTGCTAGAGTTAGGGCTTAACTCAACCTTAAGCTGAGTGTTGAAGTGCCAGCCGTGGGTTTGCACCTCACTGCTTACTTCATCTAGAATGTTCTTGGCGATGGCAGCATCAGCATTCTTCTGCCCTTCCAAGTTGTTGATTGGAGGCTCACCAACAGCCGACAGCATGGTGTTGACTGCTTGTAGTTCAGTTGTTCTTGCAATAGCCATTGATGTTCCTTGGTATGTGGGTGGGTGCCCCAGTTAGACCGGGGCACCCGTAGCTAGATTAGCCACCCTGGGCCGTCTTAAGAGTGTAGCAGCACTCTTCACGGAGGATGCCGTGACCCATCGCGTACTTCGCCATCATCATCGTGCCGAGGCGCTCCATGAAGTATTCCGACTCCATGGCGAGATCCATCAACTTGACGGTGCCGACACCTTCAGTCTGGAAGACGACGCCTTCCGTCCCGGTGAAGTCAGCAGAGTAACCCGCCGTGCCCGCCGAGTTGAACGGGTTGTTGTTGATCGCCGCATTGTCGAACAGCGACCCCGCGAGGTTAGTGTTCGGGACGTGGTTCGACTTCAGGATACTGATACCCGCGACCGAGACAATGTTGCCTTGGGCCAGCGAGCCGTTACCGTCGTTGCCAAAGTCACGGTTGATGACATCCTTATCCTCGTTGACGAGCTTGTAGTAGTTGGTCGGGTTCAGGACGCAGTAACGGCCCGCTTGGGCTACGTTCTTTTCGTCCATCAGTCGAGCAACCGTAAACAGGCCCTTAACGATGTTTGCGCCAGTAACAGCCACAGCCGTCGAAGTGCCGTCAAGGTCAAGAGTGACATTGTCAGCAACAAGCTCAGATCCGCTAGCAGCAGTCGCGTTCGCGGCTTGAGCCATCAAGACTTCCGCGCCCAGATACTTGTTGCCCGCAGACCAAGATCCACCCGATGCAGTGAAGCGATCCGCAGTAGCCCGCGCACCAGCAATGAACGTGTGCATGATGGCACGGTCAGCGTGGTAAGCCAACTGACGACCGATTTCAGTCGAGTAGATGCTCCGAACCTCGTAGTGGTTCTTCGCTTCATCGATGTCAGCCAGGAACGCCGAAGCCGTGAGCACACCGTCAATGCTGATCGTCCGCTCTGCGTGCTTAATACGCGACAGGTAGGCCGGATCAGTGTTGCCCGAATCGTATTCGTCACCGAACAACGACTCACCAGGAGTGTGGTACTTGGCTTCCGCGACGCCAGTGGTCGGAAATTGCGCTGTCTTACCACTGCTGATCGTCCGCACCCGGTGGAGCGGCATCATGATGTTGTTCTCTTCAAACGTAGTGAGAACTTCACCACTGAAGACCTTCAGGAACAGCGCGTCAACGTCACCAGTGAGGTTCGATTGACCAAGCCGTGAGACATTATTGTCAAGAGACATTCTAAGTAACTCCTATTAAGGATGTTTTGGGATTGGTTAAAAAGAAAAGGTTTTGATGGCCTAGTCTCGGTAACCAAGAGTTACTCAGTTATCCACCGCAGCGGGCCGAAGTTGTAGTTCCTCGACATCGCCATCGTCCAGTAGGCCCCGTGAGGGGCCAGTGGTTCATTAAGCAGGAGTGACCCGGTTCTTCATAGCAGCGCGAGCAACTCGCTCAGCAGCACCAGCAGCAGGGCCGCGCCAAATACGCACGCCAGCAACTGCAAGAGCCACTTCGATAGCAACTCGGCCAAGCTGATAATACCAGGGTTCTCCCGTATTAGTCGCCAAAGCCTGTCGTAGAGCTTCAGCTTGTTGAGCCGTAATAGTATCTTTGATTTCCATCTGCTCAATGACTTGCATAGCAAGCTCAACTTGGCCTGAATCAAAGACACCACAAGAACAAAACAGAAAGGGTAGAGTAATAAGTAGAAAGTACCGCATTATTTTTTCTTAATTGCTAGCCGCCTACGTCGCCTGCCGCCTGCTGTTACAGAGTAGCCAGAGTATCTCTTAGAGCTAGTCTTCTTACTTGCGGCACTGCGCTTTTCGGACTTGCTCATGCGATCTGCTACAGCCTTGGGTCGGCATGCGGGATAGGGACGGCTTGAGTCCTTAGCAGACTTGCGACCACAGGCTTTGCCCGTTTTAATGTCTCGCCAGTCTTCCTTGAACCACTTACGCAAACCGCCCTTGTAAGCCATTACTTTCCTGCCTTCTTCATAGCTACTTTGTGAGCAGCGGAAAAGCTAGAGCCCTTGATCATAAGCCGCTCCATCATCTTCATGTGCTTAGGACTGTGATGCTTGGAGTGCTTCTTCATCGTCTGCTGTTGACGGGGAGTTAGTTTGTTTTGTTTCTTTTTCATCGCCAGCCTCCACCCATAGCCTTGTAACGCTTAGCCGCATACCCATTAGCGTAGGCAGACGGGTATACCTTAAACTTGCGCTTTGCCTCAGCCTTTGCCTTTGCCCATAGAGCAGGTTTAGTTGGAGTAGGCTTCTTTTTGCCTACCTTGAGACTAGAGCGTTTCTTAGCCATTAGAGAATATTAGATACAGAAAGTCGGGTTTCGATCTGCTTACGGTAAGCAGGATCCTTGTTGTAACGCGGGTCCTTCATCGCAGCAGTAAGTTCGGCTAGCGAGTTGAACCCTCCAGATGCACCCGAAGGTGAAGTGCTTCCCTGAACAAGCGGCTGAGCACCGCCTCCTTGAGACCCGTAGCGCATAGCAAGACCACGGATGGCGAACATCATGTCGTCATCAGTGCCTTCCATAATGGCTCGGTTAAATGCGTTTTGCTCGCCTTCGGGCAAGTTATCGCCCGCCCATTCAATCATGTCGTTGTAGGCGTCTTCGCCTCCTACTTCGCTGTAGATTGAATTAAACTGAGCGTCTAGTAGAGCTTGTTGACCGGCGATGTAACCGTCGATCATTTCTCGCGGAATGCCCTGAGCTTCGATAGCCTCAATCGAGTCATCGCTGAGGTCTCCGTTCTCGGCAAACTCGTCACTGTATCGCGTAAAGTCAAAGCCCTGGCTTTCTGAAGGCTGCTCAGAGTCTCCCTCATTCTCGTCCACCTGCCTCTGCCGAGTGTAGCTGGACTGGAGTTCCGAATACGCCTTCGCCAGTTCTTCTGGGGAACTAAACTTATCGGGGAGCCATTCAGGGCGCTCCTCTTCTTGATACTCCTCAGCTTCTTGTGGCTGCTCTTGCTGTTCAATTTTTTGAGTGTCCTCGTCAGAGTAGGGTCCTGACTCGTCCCTAACAATTTCTACTTTTTGATAGTCTGCCATTACTCAACCTATTCCTCTGGTGGTTGCTCCTGCATCATCTGTCCTGCCATTTGCATGGCCTGTGGTCCCATTTGTTGCATCGCGGCTTGTTGCTGGGCTTGCTGCTCCATCATCTGAAGCTCTTCTTCAGACCGCACCAAGTTGTTCGTGTCGATGCCAAGAGCCGAAGCTCTCCTGTTCATGTATTCACGGATATTGACGTATTTGCTAATAGCTTCTGGGCCGAGGACTTGAGCAATTCCGGTAAGGTAAACGTCGAGTCTATTTAGGTCATTTCCTCGACCCAGTGCTTCGATTCCAGTAACGATTGCCGGGGTGATTTTGTCGCGTGGGATTTTAGGCATATCGCCCTTTTTCTCCATGCGATCCATGACCCGGTTTACGAGCGGAAGTTGGAACTCCTGACTCAGAACGGAGTAGATTCCTCCAAGCTGTCGCTCGATTGATTGGGTGACGAGTCGGACTTCCTCGGCGGTGACACGCTCTGCGTTTCGGATTGTGGACTCTGTAAGTAAGAATGCGTATGCAAGCCGATCTTGGATCTGCTGCATCGTGCTAAGAGCCACCTGGAAGTCAGCCGCTTTCTGAGTCTGAAGAACGCTGACGTCTGCCGCGCTGCCCTCTCTAATTGCACCATTCGGAGACTCCGCCAGGGTTCGTGCCCTAGTAGTTCCATTCGGATTGACGAGAAACAAAACCTTGGCCGACGCTGCGGCCCCTTCTACGATGGACCTTGTCAATCCTTCAAGGCTCTGCAAGTCCCCGTAGTATTGCTCTACGTATCCGCGTCCGTAATCTTCCCCGTCTACCCTGAGCATTCTCAGAGCAATGAAAGGAGATCGAGAAGCGGTAAAGGTCTTTCGTGTTTCGCTGATTACGTGGCCGCGCACTTCTTGGACCACTTCAACTCGACCGTTTGGCAAGGCTTCTTGCTTAGTAAACAAGTCTACTGTCTTCTCGTAATCCGCCATGTCAGACTGGACTACGGAGCGGACGCTGTCAGGGAGCATCTCGGGAGCCACCGTCTCCTTCATGATGATGCACCGTGCATTGCCCATGGGGTCACGCTTGACGATATACCGATCAAGGTGGATAACCCGCATAGCGCCGTCGTCAGGCATGTAGAGAAGGGCGTTGCCCGTCACGACGATATGCCGCAGGGCCTCGAAGGTCGCTACACGGATATTGTTGACCTCAATTTCGCGGGCAACAGCATGCTCAATTTTAGACAGAGACTTCTCAATCTCTGTAACGACTTGAGGCCCAAGCTGCTCCAGCTTATCCTTCTCCTCTTCTTTCAATACGAGGCGAAAGAAAGGGGCGTTAGGGGGGAGGAGAGACAGGAGGAGGGCAGAACTCAGGTTGTTGACCCCCCTAGCGCCCACTGACTGGTAAGGAGTCGGATACTTGCTCGCTGACTGGCTTCCCTCATCAGTTAAGATGGTAGGAATAGTGATGCGAGAACTGTCTCGGCCCCTTGTTAGGTAAGGAGATCTCTGCGCTTCGCACTTTTGATACAGTGCGGCTACTTCTCCTGTGTTCATTAGTAGCTAACCCCCGCTCCACTAGAAGCGGACATACCACTTAGCGGAATCGTAAACCGACGCTTGCCCGAGACGCCCCCCATCGACTTCCGACGCTGGCGGGCTTTTGTGGTGGCTTTAGCCTGCTTCTTTTCTTGAGGAGCAGAAGGAGGCAGCATGGGGGGAGGAGTTAGGACGACAGGCGGCGGAGGAGGGGGAGGCGCTACTGGAGTGGGCGCCGCAGGTGGCGCTGAAATCCTAGGTCCACGTCCCATGCACATAACAGTCTCCCGCCCTAACTCAGGGCATTCTCATTTTGTTCAGTAAAAAGATGATTCAAAAAGCGGACTACCGCCCTCTGTCCCGACACAAACCAGATTTGCTTGTGATCCCATTCTAGATCGGCACAGGCTTCTGGAAATCGCCGGTTTAGTTCTCTAAGTAAATCCTCAGGAATGCGAGGAAATGGAATTTCTTTGCCGTCGTTTTTGGTCATTCCGTATAGTCACCCGTTTTCTCAGTGTTATAAGCGTAAAGCAAAATGCTGTAATTAATTAGGTCAGTAACGGTATCCTTCAAAGCTTCGTCTGCAACTTCAAACCTTCCGTTCTTTGCAAAAGTAATTAACCTAGACATCTTGTCTGTCATTCTGACTAGAAATCCAGTTGTTGTATCGGTGATTCCCAGGCTTTCTACCCTTGTGAAGTTTAGGAATGCCTGGTTGTCGTCCTTACCTCCGCTGTAATCGTGGTTTTTTCTCTTCATCAAACTCCACGCGTGTGAGCACAGAGTATCGTGGATCGAAAGTAGTTGGTCTCTATTCATCAGGACTCCAAAGTTTAACTGTCTCAGTCATAAGATCATACTCACCGTATCGAAGAATTCTAGCTACCCTAGCTTGCAGAAGGGCGTCGTCACTCGAAAGAGATTTGGATTCGTAAATCTTCACGACCCCCTGCCAGTTGGGACATTCTTTCAGCATGCGCTCTGCACGAACTGGACCGATGCCCGGACAACCGCTGTATCCATCCACAGGGTCGCCAGCGACTGACTGCATCAAGTGATTGAAGTCCGCTTGCTCGCGACTGACCTCGACTACGCCGTCCTCTGGGTGATTAGGATTAAAGTGAAAACCAGGAACTGTTTTAAGGTCTTTGTCAATAGTTACTACAATGTCCTCAGTTTTCTTTTTGGGGTCAGTGGCGTGAATCCCAAGAACGTCGTCAGCCTCCAGGGTCGGCATACAAGAAACTTTGTAAGTCTGCTCAACATACCGCCTAAGGGCAGGATATGTAAGAGGCTTGCGCTTTCCTTTACGGTTAGCCTTGTATGTCTCTAAAACGCTTTTACGCCAGTTCTGTTTATCGGACAAAGCAACCAAGACTTGATCAGTCTTTAGCACCTTGTTCATGTCGGCCACCCAGCAGTCAAACTTTTGACGGGCTTCTCGGAAGTCGCTGTGTAGAGTCCACATGTCGTCTCCCCAGTCATGGGCTTGCTCGCATGAAGCCGTGACTTCGTATAGAACTACGTCCCCATCAATCAATGCTCTCTTCTTCATCTGGATACCCTCCTCCTTTCATAGCCGTACGAGCAACCTCTACCAGTCCTACGCACGCATGGTATGAGCCGCAGTAAGAAATCGTAATGTCCTCGTTCTTTTGTGTCTTTTGGGCCGCTCCCAGAAAGATCATTTCATCGAAACGTTCCTGAAGCTCTTTGATCATGTCTTCAGTTGCCGTAAATCGTAAATCGCTCATACTACCCTCTTCAGTGTTTTAAGTCTTCGACTTATTGACTCCCTCATGGCCGAATTACTCGGAAAATTATAGAAGGAAACAGCAAGCTGGGCCTGCCTCTTCTTTTCAACCATATACGGTATGATTTTAATGAGGCAAAGCCTTGCGTTTTGTCCATATAAATTCCACCTAAATACAGGTCTGCCCATTTTAGTTCTACGGGATTCTACTGAGCAGTTTCCCCCCAGAACTTTAAATAGAGTTTCGATTGTTATACGGGAGGTAGACTGCACATCGAGTTTTAACGTTCCTCCATGTATACCAATGCAGCCTTCCCCGTCTACTAGACCCCCAGACCAAGCTAGATCAGTGAGTTTCTGCCCAATTAGAGCCAGTTCGATACTCTCCATCGAGGGGGCATCTAAACCCAAGAACGGTTCCAGCTTGTATGATGGAGTTGACTGCAAGTTTACCGACGTCATCCGCTAAGTCCTCTCGAACCTGTAGCTGTATCTCATCGTGGATGTGAGCAACCTGCATCACTTCCTTAAGAGTATAGCCACGTTTTCTTAGTTGATGGTGAAGTATGCATGTCGCCTCCTTCATAGCGATGGCCCCCGCAGACTGGAGGAGCGTGTTCAACGCTGAGTGCTCTGAACGGATGCGAAGCTTACGACCATCAATACCAATCAAGTGGTCGCTAGTCTGTAGCTTATACTTAATACCGTCAAGAACTTTCTTTAGTGCGGGCATCCTGCTGAAGAAGGTCGCCTTCATTTGGCTCCCCTCTTCTTGGCCCCCACCTAGAATCTTACCGATCTTCGCGTCGCCCGCGCCGTAACAGAGAGCATATATAAACGTTTTCGCCTGATCGCGGGTCGGCAAACCCGCAGCTTCCTGGTTGGTAGTGTGGATATCCCCGTCTAGGATCTCCTTAGTGTATGTCCCTCCGTCAAACTGGTGAGTGTAGTGCGCTAAGCAGCGTAGCTCCAACTGGCTGGCGTCCACACCAACCAGACGGTATCCTCGGGGAACCGTAAACAGGGCTCGGCACCTGTCGCCCCACGGAGCGCCTACACGGGGCACCTGGGCGACGTTCGGACCACTATGGGTGCATCGACTTGTCACTGCCCCGCAGGGGTTGACACGGCCATGCAGGCGTCCGTCCTTCTCTAGGAGGATCCACGCCGCGCCACCGTCAGCCACCTGACCAAGGCGCTTTACTACCGTGAGATACTCGACCAGTAACTTGGCCTCAGGGTAGTCGAGTTCTTTGAGGACAGCCTCATCAACCTTTGGTTTGCCTGTATCTGTGAAGACTACCGGATCCCAACCGTGCCGGTCTTTGAGTCCTTTAGCGATCTGATCTCTAGAACCTGGGTTGAACGGTATATGCTTTTCTTTAGCAGGACCGGCAATCAGTGCAATCCGAGCAGATGCAGGAGCGTCCTTCTTTCTCTCAAAACGCTGACCTGTTAGCGGGTTGGTGTAGTAAGCAGGAGTCTTCATCTTGACTACTTCAGGAGGGAACAACGACTCTAGCTCACGTTTCAGCCTGTCCCGCTCGATCAACAAGTCAGCGTGCAGTCGATTAGCGGCGTCTACGTTGAAAGCGAACCCGTTTCTCTCTTGTTGAGAGATGATTTCCGCGAAGTCGTGCTCCCGAACTACAGGGGAGACGGGAGGATCCTCCTTGTCGATCCTCTGCCACAGCGCCTGTGTGACCCTCACGTCCTGCTTACAATACTCCGCCATCTCTGGAGTGAACTCATCCCAAGAACCCTCCTCGGCAAAGTCACCCTTCAGTATCCCAAGTCGAATACCCCACGCTTTGAGACTGTGCTTGCCTGCTAGCTTAGACGGGAAGTCTGGAATACGGGCATAGTCTTCGTTGCCGATGTCGGGCCACAGCATTCTAGCCAAAACCAGAGTATCTCTAACCAGTCCCTCAGGGCTCCACGACGGATACAGTCGTCGGATCGCACGTAAGTCAAAGCTCTGGATGTTGTGTCCGACGATTACGTCAGCTAGACGAAGTCTCTCTAGCGCCTCCTCTGTAGGAAGAATCTCAGGGTCACCGCCGTTCTCCGCAATAGCAATGCAGTGAATAGTCTTAAGCCCAAGCAGGGACCGGAAGTCTGAGATCGTGTTTGTCTCAATGTCAAAGACGATCGTGTTCATCAGTTGGACCTCCCAGGAGCATCTACAGTCTCGGGAGCAATCCACTCAGAAAGACGTCCAGTTTGAGTCTCGTAGTCCAGCGTAGTTGCTATGCCTGTATGCCCTGAATACCTGTTCTTAAGAACACGCATGGACATGAGGTTGCTAGTGCTGTCGTCTTGTTGGTTTCTTTCGCAGCCAATAACAGCGTCAGACAACTGAGCGATAGCATGGCTTCCCCGAAGCTGGGACAGGCTGGTTGTTCCGCCTTCCTCGTGTGATCTTCCCTCCGGCCTGCGGAGGTGAGAAACCAGGATCAGGTGAATGCCAGTCTCCTCACACAGAGACCTGAGCTTCGTCATGACGTTGTCAATCATACGTCGCTCATCACCGTCCTCCAAGGCGCTGACCACAATGCTGAGGTGATCCAACACAACGTAGCGACACTCCATAGCCCTAGCCATGTAGCGAACTCTGCTGAGTAGATTGGACGGATCGATTGATCCCCAGTGATCGTATAAAACAAGATTGCCGCCGCCTACTGTGGCGTCGAACGCCATCCTCTTAGACTCGTCCGTAATCTCTCGCTCTTCCCAGAAGTGTGGAGGCACGTTAAGCTCCAGACCCATGATGTTCTCAGAGGTCTTACGGATACTCTCTTCTAGGGCAATATAGCCAACCTTCTCACCTTGCTTGATGAGGTAGTAAGCAAGCTCTCTAGTAATGCTGCTCTTACCGATGCCTGTGCCTGCTGTGAGGGTGACAAGCTCACCGCTACGCATGCCAAACAGCTTCTTGTTGAGGCCGTCCCACGGATACGGGATTGATCGACGAGCATCCTTCTTGATGATCATCTCCCATACTTCTTCGCCAGGAACTACACCGTCTGGTCTGTAGCTCTTGGCTCCGTAGATGGCATCTACAAGCTCCCTGACCTCACCATTTAGGATGCACTCATTAGCGTCCTTTCTAGGTAGATTAGCAACAATCTTGACCTTGCCTGGGCTTAGCTGCTGTGCGGCCTCCAGCGCCGCTGCCCGCCCCTGGGCGTCCTGGTCGAAGCAGAGAATGACGCTCTCGAATGACTCCAGCCACTCAAGGTTTCTGGCGATAATCTTCGACGCAGACTTGGCTCCATTCGGGATGGAGACTACAGGCCACTTCAGATTGAAGCACTGGGACAGGCTGAGCGCGTCAATCTCACCCTCAGTAATCGTCACCATCTTGCCGCCGTCACGCCACAGATGCGACCCATACAAGCCCGCCTTATCCGGCTTGCCTACCCATCTAAAAGTCTTGTCCTGAAACCGCAGCTTTTGAGCTACTACAGTCCCCTGCTCATTGCAGTAGTTAGCAACCTGAACGGGCCTCCCGTTGTACGTACTAACGCCATACTTCCATTTCTTACATGTCTCTTCGTCCAGACCCCTCTTGGGTAGACCAGAGACATCGTACTCAATCAAGTCAGTCACTTCTTTCTCCTTCTTGATGTAGGGTGTGTCTTCACCCCGTTCGTAGTATTCACATCCAAAGCAATAGCCGTGGCCGTCAGAGTAGCGAGCTAAGTTATCTTTGCTCCCACATTTCGGGCAGGGCTCGTGTCTGAGAAACTCCATATACCTCTAAATAGATACAGGGAGAATCGGCAAACTCTTTCTGCATACGAGCGCCCAATAGCTGATCGTCGTCTTTCCATACAACGCCGTTGAACACATCGAGTGTCTTAAAGTAGTTGTCGATGTCCCCCCTCGGACTTGTCCTCTTACTTGTCTTAGGCTTTACTACGCCAAACACAACGTAAGCCTCAAGATCGCCACTCAGAGGGAACTCGACCGGCAGTTCCGTCTGATCCAGTAACACTGCCATTTGATTACGGAACGCAGTGTATCGCTTGCCATAGTAAGGCCCGCCCCACCTCGAAAACCTGGGTCTTGAGGCGGGGACGGGAACTATATCAATCCACAGCCGCCAGAGGTTGCCCTCTCGACGGATGCGAATCTCAGAAGTCGAAGGGACCGTCTCCCTCTTCGATTTCCTCTTGGACTTCCTTTTGATCGCCACTAGTAGTAAAGCCTTCCTCCTTAGAGAACGACCAAGAGTCGAAACTGTCTCCCCCTGATACGCTCGACAACTCAATGACCTGAACAGCCTTCAACCGCAGCGTTACCCCAGTGCCTGCCATTGCAGTGCTGTAAGGAACAACCTCAGCCCCGACCTTGATCTTGGATCCATTGCCAATCAGATCACTGCACGGCTGTCCCTGACTGTCGAACAGGGCTGGACGCTGCTCCCATCGCTCGCCACGCGACTGTCCTACAGCACGCAGCTTGAACTTGATCTGGTAGTCGCCCGTAGGCTTGCCGTCCTTGTCGGTATCCTCCTTGATCGGCATGGGAGCCTTCTTGTTAGACTTGCTCTCCCCGC